TTTGGAAAAAAAAAAAATAAAAAAGAAAAAGGCCATTTTCCCAGAAAAAGTACCGTGAGAAAAACTTTTATCAACAAATTCTTATGTTTATGACAAAATCCAATGTTATATATTTTTATAAAAAAAAATGAAAAATATGAAATAATTTTAACCACAGTGGTAAGTACAGGCAACAAATGCTATTTTATAGCGATTATTATTACTTGTAATATAAGTAGAAATAGAATTCCAATTAATTACAGAACAACATTTTGCTACAGTATAGTTATGTAAAGTAGAAGTTTGTTGTTTACAACCATAACCTAAAATAGTAGAGGATGAAATATAATCTCCGTTTTGAATTTCTCCGGTAATATTAGAAACCCAAATAGCACCTTCACCTAATGAATTAATAACATAATTATTAGAATTTGTATGTTTACTAATAATACCAAAAACAGTTGAATCATTTAGTTTATTAGATAAAACGGTATTAAATTGGGAATTATTAATATCTATATTTGTAGAATTTGAAACAGAAACAATTAAACCAGGTTTAAATGTATAATTATAGTTATTATTATTTGTATAAAATGGTTCATAATTTAATGGACTAATAATTTTAGCTAAATGAGATCCTGTAAAAGTTAAAACAGAACCACCCGCTTTTACACTTCCTCCAAATGTAGCACCACCAGTTACTTCAAGGGCTGGTGGAGTATTATTATGATCATTATTTGAAGTTAATTTAAGATTATTAATTTGTGGACTTATTTGGGTATGACCGTATAAACGAGCAAAAATTTCGTGTCCGTTATATTCATTAGCAGTATTATTTAATGTTAATTGAATTGAAAGTTTATCATTAGGATTAAATGTAAGTGTTGTATCTAATGATTGATTTGTCACAACACTACCAACAGTAATATTAGTATATTCTTTATTTAAAACACTAGTATCAGTATTATTTTTTTTGATAGTTATTTTGAATGATTGTTCGGCAGCACCAGTATTATGAATACTATGACTAATATAAAATTCAATATGAGTAATATTAGTTTGTTCAAAAAATGTATATTCTTTAATAGTATAATATTTTGAAAATGTATTCATTGTGGGATCATTCAAACCAGTTACACGATTACCAAAAATAGGTGAATTTTTTTGTACATTATAAAATTGGAATAAATCGGTTGAAACGGATAATTGGGTTATATTATTATCATAGGCAATTTTACTTGAACCTATCATTAAATTATTAGGAGCAGTATTAGTATTATAAATATATAAAGCGTTAATATTAGTATTATTGATAGATTTACTAATAGGAATTTGTAGTAAATTATTAATAATATTGGTGTTAGATGTTATAGTATTATTACAATTAATATTTTGAGAAATATTTAAATTTTTCATAACAAGTAAATTTTTATGAATTGTAGCATCTTTATTTTTACTAAATCCACCTAATGGTTCCCAACCGTCTGTTTCATTTAAATAACCTTCATACATTTTTTCAGTAGTATTAAAATAAATAGAACCTTGAATATTATTTAATTGTGGATGTGAACCATTATGTTTAGGAATAATTAAAGTATCATTAACAACATTAATATTAGATGTAATTCTATCATTACAATTAATATTTTCTAAAACATTTAAATTTTTATGAATTATAGCTTCTTTATTTTTACTAAATCCTCCTAATGGTTGCCATCCTTCATCACTAAATCCTTCATACATTTTTTCAGTTGTATTATAATAAATAGAACCTAAAGTATGAGATAATAAGGTAGTTTCGGCATTATGTTTAGGAATAATTAAATTATGTTTAATAAGATTAATATTAGATGTAATTTTATCAGTACAATTAATATTTTTTGATACATTTAAATTATGTGGAACAGTTGTATCTGTATAAGGATTAATACCACCCATAGGAAGCCATTGTGAATTATTAAAAGCTTCATATAAATTACTTGAAGTGTTAAAATAAATAGAACCAGGTTTGTTAAATGAATTAGTAGGTCCTATAGGAACTTGTAAAATACTAGATATATGTTGATTTTTAGTTTGTATAGTATTTTCTGAATTAATATAAGAACGTATATTAATATTATCTAATGATAATATGGATTGTTTAAAATCAACCATACCGGAAATATGTGTGGGTCCATATAGATTTGTAGTTCCATAAAAATCGGAACGACCTTTTGAAACTAAACTGTTTGTATCAAGCAAAATAAATTTGTCTGAAACAGATAAATTACCAGTTAAATTTATATTGGAATGAACAGTTAATTGTTTATTAAATTGTGTTGATTTATAAAATTGTATATTTTCGGTAGATGTATTATTAGGAAAATTAGCAATAACATCATTTTTATTTGTATTATCATTATTTGCTATAAATGTAGTTCCATTTATAATTGAATTACTGGAAGTATTTATATTTTTTAAAATTAAAGTAGATTTGGAAGTAGTAGGTAATGAAGTAGAATAAGGGTCAGGAACATTATCGAGTAAATAAAAGTTTTCATCTGTATCTTTTCGGATTAATCCTGTATAATTAGTATTTTTTTTAGCTATTAATAAACCTCTGTCTCGAGTATCATTTTTAGTATTAGCAATAGTAATAATAGGGTCATTAATATCTAAATGATTTGTAATAATTAAAGCATGATTACCAGATACAACTAAATTACCTGAAACAGTAATATCTTTAGTAAAAACCGCATCGGTAACATTAATATTTTGTAAAACATTTAAGTTGGCGTGTATAGTATTATTTCCTTTAATAGTAACATTTTGAAAAGTGGATTCACTATTTTTCGCAGTAAAACTATTATTTATAGTTAAATCATTAACAATTGTATTATTTATGGTGGCGGTTTCTGATACATTAAGATTTTTTTTAATTATAGTATTTTGATTAATAATTGAATTTCCATAAATATTGATATTTTTATGAAAAACGGGATCATTTGCATGTACATTAAGATTATTATGTAATGTTGTATGTGTATTAGTAACTAATGAATTAGCTACATTTAAATCAGTAATAAAAGATGTAGTATTAGTTATTTGAGTTGAATTAAGATTATATATATGTAAATCGGCTAAATGAGATAAATTTGTTAAATCGGGTTCATTATCAGATTTTTGATTTATATCTCTATATAAATAAAATTGTGATGATGCGGGTTTTCTTAACAAACCAGAAAATTTATTTTTATGAGCGACAATAAAACCACCATGATGATTATCAATAGTAGATTTTGATTGATTAGTACCAAAAACGATTAAGGGATCTGATATTAATGTTTTTTCAGAAATTATATTTACTTTAGAACCATGAACGGTAAGATTACCATAAACATTAAGATTTTTTGAAATAGTAGTATTACCACCAATAAAAACATTTTTTTTTATAGCGGCACCACCTAATAATTGAAATGAACCACTGGTAGTATTAGAAGAATCTTCTGTATAGTTCATTTTAAATTTATGATTAGCAACAATAGAATCATGAAAAGTGGACTGTTTAAAAACAATAAGATTTTTATTAGTATAAATATTATCAGCAATTAATTGTCCTTTTAATTGAGAATAATTATTTACAATTAAATCATTTAATGTAGTTGTTTTATCTACATTAAGATTTTTAGTAATAGTAGTATTTAAATTAAGAAATATATGAGGTGTTTTTGTAAAAATATTATAATCTTTATATAATAAATTTCTTTCCATTTATAATAATATTATATTTTTAAAATATATAAAAAAAAATATATAGTTAAAAATTTATATAGAAATATTGTATATTTAAAATTTAAATTTATATATTAATAGAGATTATATGGATACCCTTAATTTACATATATATAATTTAGATGATGAAATAATAGAATTATTAAGTATTCGTCAAGAATTATTGACAAATTCAAAAAATTTTAAAGTAATGGAATTAGGGGGATATAATATGAAAGATAATTTTATATCAAAATTGGATCATAATATTTTTAATTATGAAGTAAAATTTGAAAATAAAAAAAATAAAAAATTATTTAATGAAAATTTAGATAATTCAAATGAAGATTATGAAACATTAAATTTAAATCGTATGATTAAATATTCATATATACAATTTTTGTTTGATTTATGTGAATATGGTAATGATGATAAAAATGAATTTACGTGTACTTTAGATATGGAAATTTTATTTAAATTATCAGAAAGAATTCATTTAGGTTATGAAGTAATTAAATTAAAATATTTAGATAATATGGATTTTTATGATAAATTATTTCAAACATCAAATTCTTCATTAATATTATATTATTTATCGAATCCTATTTATCAACCAACATATTTGGATATTTTAAAAGATAAATGTTTAAAATATAATGTATGTGAAGTTTTAGTGTGTAGTTTTTATAAAAATATAATAATACCATATTATAATGAAATTCAATTAAATTTTTGTTTAAATATAAAAAAACTTAAAAATATTGAAAATATATAAATTTTATTAATTAAAATCTGAAGTAACTTTAATATATTTAATTAATAAATCTTTATTTGTTTGAAATCCTAAACGGACATATAAATCACCTGTAGAACCATTAGGTATATAACAATATTTTTTTTTGTGTGTAGATGGTTGATATAAATTTAAACAACCTATATCATTTATATTTTTAGTATTATTATTAATACCAATATTACTAATACATTTATTAGCATTTAACCAAGCTGTATTAAAATATGTATTAGAGGAGTTATGTATTTTTATATGTAATGTAAAATCAGAAGATAATATTTCGGTTGAATTAAATTCTATTAATTCAATAGTAATTTTATTAGTATCATTTAATAAATTAGAATATTTAAAAGTAATATATCTTTTATCAGAAGAAGATGAAACAGATGAATAATTATAATAAGTTAATACATTATTATAAAAATAATTAGAATAATTTTGGAAAGCATTAATATTATATGGAGTAGAAAAATATCCATTTACTAATTGTAAATCTAATGTATTAGTAATATTTGTGCTATGATTAAAAGTATTTCCAAAATCAATACCTGGTGTTTGGGGATAAGTTGTATTTCCGGAAGTAACATATAATCCATATTGACTTGTTTGATTATTTATATTATTTTTAATTTCAACAGATTTAGAATCAATATTTAATTGAATAGGTGTAGAAGTTTTATAAATTGATGAGGTACCATGTAAATTATAAGGAATAATATTAAGATGTAAATTATTTGTAGATTGAGAAGTATTTATATTAAGACTGATATTTTTAAATAAAATATTTGGTGTATTTGGTAATAAAATTTTACCATTAGTATTATGTTTAGTATTATCTAAATTTTTATAAAATAAAGAAGAAGAATTTTTAATTGTATCGGAAGTAATATTTAAATTGGAACTAAACATTTGATTAGAGGAATTAGTTAAAAACATATTAAAATGTTTTTTATCATTTCTTAAAAAAGTATTTGTAATATTATGTGAAATAAAATCACAATTAATATTTCCGGATATAAGAGTAGGAACACCAGAAATATTTTCAATATGGTAATTTGATAATCCAGATATATTAATATTAGAAATAGAAGCGAATGTATTTAATTCTTCAATATGTAATTTATATAAATTAGTATTATAATTAATATTAGAATAAGGTAAATTTTGAAAAATTTGTAAAGTATAAGGATTAATAGAAGGTCTAAAATAATTAATGGGATTATAAAATTCGATATGAAAATCTCCTTTTTTATAAAATCCTTTATTATAATCGTCTGAATAATAATCATTTTCATTATTAATTATAATATTTGATTTATTAGTATAAGATGTGGAATTAGTGGAATGAGAAAATGCATTTAAATTTAAATTAGAATAAATAGAGGTGGAATTATTATTTAATATAGTTATTAATTTAGTAGTAGTTTGATCTGTAGTTGAAATATTTTCATTAATTCGTAAATTTTCTAAAGGTGTTGTTTTAAATGAATTATCTATATTATTATAATTAAAAATATTTTGAATAATAGTAGTTCCATCTAATGAATAACCTTGATTAATATTAAATAAATAATTATTTTTATTTAATATATCTATATTATATGAATTAGTATAATTTGGTGCTATAGGGTAATCAGTAGTAATAATATCAGTATTATCATAAGAAAATTGTCCATAAGTATCATTTAAAATATTTTTAGACTGAATATTAACATTATATTTATGTCCTGGATATAAATTGTGACCTGTAATAAAATTATTAGCATTATTAAAAATATTGGAACTAGTTGTAATTAAATTTGAATTATGTTGAATATAATTAGGATATTTAATTGATTCAATACTATTCCAATTTATATTATATTTATAAATAGGTAAATTTTCACTAATACTATGATCCCAAGATATATTTATTGAATTAGAAGGATTATTATTATTTTTTGTTATGGAGATATTTTGAGGAGGTGGAGGAGGATTACTAGTAATTGTTTTTAATGAATTAAAATAAAGATATTTATTAGGACGAATACTATTTTCATTTTTAGAATATACTCTAAAATCATATAAAGTTTCTTTATTAAAATTATATAAATGAACGAAAGTATCTGAAATAGATATTAAATTTTGAGTATATGAAATAGGATATATACGTATTTTGGTAATATTAGAAGAATTTAAGTTAATAGTGGTAAAAGTGTTCCAATTATTTTGAGAAGATAATTTATAATCTAAATAAATAGAAGAAATAATGGGTAATTTTTTATTTAAAAATCCTACAAAAATTTGTGTAGGTAAATTCCAATCAAATTCAATATATTCACCTCCCATAATGGGAGAATTTAAGGTATTAGTTAAAATGGGTGGAGTATCAATTAAATGTGTATTTATCCATTGATCTATTTTTTGAAATCCATTAGAAACACTTAAGTTATTTGATAAATTTATATTACCTACTAATGAATCAAATGGTATATCAGGAATACCAATTTTACCACCGGTTCCTCCTGAACCTGAAATTTCACCTTCTGAAGAAGTTATATTATATTTAACATGTATATTATCGGCATATAATGTTTTAACACAATTTATATTATTATGAAATGTGGCATTACCTAATATATTAAAATCATTACCAACATATAATGATTTTTTAATACCAACACCACCATTAGCTACAATACAACCTGAATTAGTATCAAATGATTCATCAACACCGTCAATTAGTAAATCATCACGAATAATTAAATCATTATATTCGGCGGAAGTAACTACATTATTATTTGAATTACCACTTTCATCTAAAATACTACCTTTTAAAACAATATTTCCATCAATATATAGATGGTCTTTAATTGTAGTAGCACCACTTACATATAATGTTTCATTAGGATCAGTAAGAACTACAGAACCATCAACATTTATATTTTTTTTTATGCCTAATCCACCATTTATTTTTAAAGAACCTGTATTACTATTAATAGATTGTGAAGTATCATTAATAGAAAGATGGCCAATTATACTGGTATTTTTGCCAATATTAACATTTCCATCTATAATAGAATCGCCATTAATATTTATATTTCCACCAATATTAGTATTTTTAGCAATACCAATACCGCCACTTAATACTAAACTACCCGATTGAGTATTATGTGATTGATATGTACCTTGTATAATAGAATTTCCACCTACATTAATATCACCACCAATATTAGTATTTTTAGCAATACCAATTCCTCCACCTAATACTAAACTACCAGATTGAGTATTATGTGATTGATATGTTCCTTGTATAATAGAATTTCCACCAATATTTATATCTCCACCAATATTTGTATTTCCCCCAATATTGGTATTTTTAGCAATACCAATACCACCACCAAGAATAAGGCTTCCTGAATGAATATTATGTGATTGATATGTGCCTTGTATAATAGAATTTCCGCCAACATTAATATCACCACCAATATTAGTATTTTTAGCAATACCAATACCACCACCTAATACTAAACTACCAGATTGAGTATTATGTGATTGATATGTGCCTTGTATAATAGAATTTCCACCAATATTGATATTTCCACCAATATTAGTATTTTTAGTAATACCAATACCACCATTAATAATACAAGAACCGGAATTAGTATCAAATGAATTGGTTGTATTTTTAACAAGAAGAAATCCTGAGGTGGAAATATTTTCTGTGACAGATAAGGAACTTTTCATATCAGAAAAAGTATTATTATTTAATAAATTTAAATTACCTAATACATTAATATCCCCTCCAATTGTAATATTTTTTGTAATACCCATTCCTCCTTTAGTAATTAAACTACCTGAATTTATAGTATTACTATCTGTGGTATTTTCAATAGATATATAACCTTTAGATAAAATATGATCGGTATTAATATTTAAAATAACAGAGGACATATTTATGTAAGAATTGGATTTAATATCACATACATTTTCTTCAGATTGAATAGTAACTTTTTTTGTGGATAATAAAGTTACATTTTTTGTAGAAGAAATTTTTAATGGATTAATAGAAATAATATTACGTAATTGTTCATCTGTATTTGAAATATTTATATCACCATCAGTATTAATACCTTGTGATTCATTACCATTTATAGTAGATAAAACATTTAATTGAGTAACATAAGCAGTACTTGGTTCTATTAAACCAATTGGTGTAGAATCTAAACTAGATTCAGTAATAATCGCATCTTTAATTTCGGTTTTTTTACCAGTTGGATTAATTTCAATATTATCACAAAATACGGTGTTACATGTCATATCACCATTTATTTTAATGGATTTTGAAGAATTTAAATCAGTACCTTTTAAGGATAAAGTTTTTATAGCATTTTTTTTTTGAGCTATTATTGATACTAAATCAGCATCCATTTAATTATTATAATTATATTAATTTACTTTTATATAAAAATAAAAATGAATAAAATGAGGAAAATAAAATAAATTAAAATAAATTAAAATAAATTAAAATAGTATAGAAATATATTTAATATGGAAATGATTTCAATCACATATGCTAATACATTTGTATCATTATTAACAAATGGGATGGTAAGTATAGCTATAAATGATACATCATATTTATTATTGGGATTAGTGAAAAATGTAATAGTGGAACATCCTGATATAAAAAAAACAACAGATAGAATAGATTTATATAGTAAATTAATGATAATAGATAATTTTATGAAAATAATTCCAAATGATTTGGAAAATAATAAATGTATATCAACATCATTACAAAGTATACATGATATAATATTACAAATTCAAAATGAGTTAGAATTAATAAATAATATAATTGAAACTCATTCACAAAAATATTTTTATTATTTTAGAAAACATGATTATTATGTTCAATTGGAAAATATTGTAAATTATAAAAAAATTTTAGATGAAAGATTTGATATTTTATTAAAATTAATAACAACATTAAATATTTTAAAATAGTTATAATTTTTTTATAGTTATATTTTTTTAATATATATATATATATTAATAATGAACTTTGGAAATGGAAATCATACATCCCATATATTTTATATTATTTTTATTATATTATGTTCACTATTGATACTTAATATAGTAGAAAGAATATCACTAGAACATATAGAAGATAATAAAAAAAAAATAAATCCAATATATTATGAACATATATTAAGTAATATAAAATTATCAAAAGTAGTTTTATATATAGCATTATTTGCAATATTTATAATAATAATTAATCCATTAAAATTATTTCAAATTTTAAATGTAAATATTTTATCTATTTTAACTGATCAATATACTCATATAACATCATATGATGAATTACCTACATGTGATTCACCATTATATATAACAAATAAAACATATTTAGATAATGATACAGATAAAAATTTTGATTTGAATGTTTTAGATAAAACAATATCAGAATGGATAATGAATAAACCAGATGATTTAATATATGAAAGAATTAGAATTAATTTTGAAGATGGTCCTATAGGAGATAGGCAAATGTGTAATTTAGTTAAATCAATTGATTTAGATAATAAATTATCTAATATAAATTATGAAAAATTCAATGATTTAATAGAATTACAACTAGAAGATGATGATTTAATGAAATTATGGAAGTCTTTTACTAAAGATAATAAAAAAATAGAATTAGATGAATCTCAATATAAAAAATTTGAAACATTTAATAATTTAATAAATGGTACAATGTCAACTATTTTTGAAAAAAATTATGAAAGTCATATTTATTTTGTACTTATTTTAGCAATATATTATTTTTCTGAAACCATATATGAAATATATACTTTAAGAAAAGTGGAAATGAAAAAAATATCAGAAAATTTAGAAATAGTAGCATCTGGGAGCAATTATACTGTATTTGTAATCGAAATTATTATTAATATAGTAATATTTATTATATTATTACGATTATTAAATGAGAAAACATGGTTAGTAAATACAAATTTAGTAGATATATATAAAAATAAATATATACCATTATTATTATTTTCAACAAATGCTATAGCTAAAGTTATGTTCAAATTTAATAAATATATAACATATGATTCATTTTTATTTATTAAATTAACATCATTATTAAGTACTACTACAATAACTGGATTATGTGGATTATATTTTTGGAATTCTTATCAAGACAAAATGAGTGAAATAAAAAACAAAAACGATGGGGAGGATGTTATACAAAATATTATGTTTGAATATGTAGGAAATTATCAAACAGGAGGATTATTAATAGGTTTACTAATTAGTGTATTTTCACATTTACATAGTATTAGTTATAATTATTATGATGTAAAAAAGGCACAAATAGCAGATAAAAGTGGAAAAATGGAAGGAATGATTATAAGTAGAAATTGGCATTATTATATTGATCTTTTATTAATATTTGCATTTAATTTTAGTTCATTTGCTTTAAGTAATTGTAAAGAAAAAATAATTCCTATGGATAATTCAGATATAATACCCAAAGATATGTCTCTAGATGCATTTGTATATACATTTGTTGCAGGTTTTTCTGTTATTATTTCTGGATTAGCTCATAATGCTAATAAAGATGTTTGGGTTGGACCAGTAGCACTTTTTTCTACTTCTTTATTAGGTGTTTTATACTATTCATTAAAAAAAGGAGGAAAAATAAAAGAAGGAATATTAATGACTGGAGTAACTAAACATGTCAGTGACGAGTTCAAGGGTTTTGGAGGCTCGGTTGGATTTGATATAAAAAGATTAGCTATATATGTTACTCCTATAATATTGTCAATGATAATTACCCATATTCCTGAAATAGATCTAGGATGGTTAGGTTTTATGTTTGTTGATGCTCCCGGTCAAGATGATGGATTAGATAAAACTATTAGAGCTGGATTAATAGGTTCTATAATTGGTCTATCTATACTTTCATATAATAACAGTAAGGAAATAGAATATCAAACAGTATTAGTTGTAGCATTTGTAAATGTTGGTTGGTATATAATATCAAAATATATTGATTCAGATCTTTTAAGAAGAATAGCAATGATGGTTTTATTATCTATAATGATTACATTAATTATAAATTTAACTAAAAATAAAACTAAATGTGAAGAAGGGGATAGACAAGGTAATGAGAATAGTGACCCTCTGGTCGCCCGTGATGACCCTCTGGTCGAGGGGTCCAGTCAGAGAGGTGGTGCTTTATTAAAAAATATAGAAATGGATATAAATGTTTCAGAAATATTAAAATATTTTATAATAGGTTTTGTATGTATTTTATTATATAAATTATATATAAATTATCGTGATAATAAAAGAAAACAAAAAAATAAAATAATAAAAGGAGGTAATTCAGAAGATATTATTAATTATGATAAAACATATGATGTTAAACCTACTGATATAATTGATAAAGAAATAATACAATTAGTAATAGCATTAGTATTATTAGTTATATTATATACAACTAAATTTTTAAATACAAAATCATTAAGTAATTTTATTCAAGATGAATTATTTAATCCTTCTAATTTAAATATATTAAGATTAATGTTTTTCCCTATTGTAATTATTATTTTTATTACTGTTATAGTTGGTGGTAAAGTTTTTAAATCATTATTATTAAGACAAATGGAAAAACAAAGTATAGGTAATTTTGATTCTGATATTTCAATAAATAAAAGAGAACAAAAATTAATGAATAAATATAATAAAAAAACGGAAGAAGGTTTATTATCTCCAAATACAGTTAGAATAATAAAATATATTTTTATAGGAATTATATTATTATGGTATTTAGGTTTATTATATAAAGGAAGAATAGCATTATCACCTATATTATTAATAAATATATCAATAATAGTAATTTATTTATATTTAGGAATGAATGTAGTTTATATATTTTATAAAATTTATATGAATGAAAATGTAAATAATATTTCTGAAGAAATTGAAAAATTACAAAATGTAAAAAAAAATGTTAAATTTAGACAGGGAAAAATAAATCCTGAAATAATTGATGAAGTTGTAGAAGTAGATACTGAAGCATTTAAAGAAAAATATGAAGAATTTATACTTGATATATATAAAAAATTATATGATTTATTGAGTATAAATAATATATATCTAACAAATCATATAGGAAATTATATTAAAACAAAATTAATAAAACATAAAAAATTAGAAGAAGAATTTAGTTTAGTTAATAGTAATGTTGATAAATCAATAACTCAAAATCCAATTAAATTAGATGTAAATGGTAAATGGACTAATCAAAAAGATAAGAATAATATTATATTATATATTTATAATAATAAAGTAGGAGTAGTAATTTATTTAAATGAAACTTCTTATAATAATATGAAATTAGTAGATGTAGTATTTAAAGATAATGATTATGAATTTTTCAGTGATAATCAATTATTATTTACTTATTCAAATGGTAAAATTAATATTAAAAATATAATGTATACAAGATTATCTAATGAATTTTCAACTGATAATATAATAAAGAAAACATTAGCAGATAATGATGTATTTAAAAATTTGAATTATATGGTTTCAATTGATAAAGATTCAAGATATATTGGTAAATATAATTTAGTAGAAGATTTAACAAAATATAATATATATAAAAAGAATGGTGATCCATTATCACTTGAATTGGAAGAAATTATATTAAATAAGGTATTATTAATAAAAGCTATTCGTGATAAAAAATATAAACAAGCAGAAGAATTTAGTAATAAATTAAATATATTAGAATCTAAATTTAGAAAAAAAATGGAATTTAATAAATTTGATAGTAATCGTGATGGAACAATAGATATAAATGAAATAGATAATTATGTGAATAAAAATTATAAATTATCTAATCCTGGATTTGTTAAAATAAAATCAGTTGTATTTGATGGAACACATTTAATTATTCAATTTGATAAAAAAATAACAAATAATGATAATTTATTTAAAAAATGTAATAGTTTAACTAGTTGTACTACTAAAACAGATATAGATTTAGAAACTTTATTTACATTAAAAATAAATGGTAAAGATTATACTTCGAATTTTATTGATACTCAAGAAAATACATTTATTGGTCAAACTTCATATATTTCAGATGCTAGAAAATCTTATTTTAATGTACCAAATAATTATTCAAACAGGACTGCTCATAATATAACATTACTTAAAATTCCAAGTCCTTCAACTACTGGTGAAGGGCCGCCTTCTTCAACTCCATTAGTTAAAAATGATGATTTATTACTAAAAACTTCTAATAATTCTAATAATGGAGATTTTGAATTAGATTCTAATCCTCCCAATTATTCAGGTATTATTTTTAAAGAAAAAGGTGTTGATAATAAAAAAGTTGGAACAAATAATCCAAATATTGAAATAATAAATAAGAATACATTAAAAATAAAATTAAGAGAAAGTACTACCTATAATTTTATACAAAAATTAAATACCTCAAATGATATAAAATTATATATTCCTAATTCAATTAAGATTTATAGTAGTGTAAATAGAGATAAACCTGAAATAAGAAGAACATTAAAAAAATCATTAATAAAAATAAATAAAACAATAAATAATTTTGATGAATTTGATGCTAGTATATTTGGTACATAAAAATACATTTTCAAAAAAAGTATAGTCAAAAAATAAAAAAAAAATTAGTTAAATTTAATAATATTTATTTATTTTTTTTTACTTTGCTGATTCACAATAAGGAAGACAATAAATAGTTTCATTTTCAGTAATAATAAGAAGATATGTACTCATCGCAATTTTTTCTTTAATAAATGAGGTATCCCAAAGACTTTCTGAATGATAACCATAACCAGCAACATATTCTAGTGAATTACTATCAATATGAATAATCCAATTATATAGGGTGATAATTTCGGTATTTTCATTAAATTTATGTGTAAGATGTTTATAATCTTTTTGTAGTTTCCATAAATCTGTGGAAATATTTTGTTTTTCTCGAAGAAGTTTTTTAAAATCTTTTTTAAGAGTAGATAATTTTTTTTCTAAACCTTCATTAGTAAGTTCTAATTCATCATTTTTTTTTAAAACATTAGTAATAGTTCTTTTAAGTTTATCATTATCATCTTGTAGTTCTCCCATTTCAGTTGAAAGTTTAGTGGTATCAGCTAATTCATATAATGTAGGAAGTTCATTATCTTCGGCACAAATTTTTTCAATATGTTCAAAATCTTGAATTTCATCAAGACTCATTTTCATTTTTTGTTGGGTAGAAAGTGAAGTCATTATTTGGGTAGTTATATATAAAAAAAAAATCAATTTTAAATATTTTATTTATATTTGTATATATAAAAAATTATTTTTCATAAAATTTTTTGAGTAACTTTTTTCATAAAAAGGTTCTACATATACCAATGTTTAATAGAATCATCAATTTCTCCATCTATTTTAGTTTTATCCTTAATAAAAACATCAATAATTTCATTTGTAATTATTTTTTTTTCTAATACATCATCTTCTAAATCAAAACTATATTTAATGGTATCATCATTTTTTGTTAAATTTAATAAATTAAATTTGGAGAAAATATTATATAGATGTTTTTTCAATGTACGAACACCACCCTCATCACCAGTATAAGTTTCAATAATATATTTAATATTATCGTCTTCTATTTTGTAAGTGTCTTCTTTAATTTTGAGTTGTTCATAAATTTCTCTTAATAAATAATTTTTAGCAATATGTATTTTATCATCTAATTCGAATTTATCTGTTTTAATACATATTAAACGATCTAATAAAATAGGATTAATTTTGGTAATATCATTATAAGAAAAGATAAATAAGGATTTAGATAAATCAAATTCAACACCATTAAAATATTTATCAGCATATTGATTATTTTGTGATGAATCTGTCAAATGAATTAAACTATTAATAATTTCTTCTCCTTTAGGTGTTTCACTTACTTTATCTAATTCATCAAAATAAAATACAGGATTCATACATTTACATTCTATTAAAACATCTACAATTTTTCCCCACATAGAACCTTCATAAGTATAATTATGTCCTTCTAAAAAGGAAGAATCACTACAACCACCTAAAGTTATAAAAGCAAAAGGACGACCTATGGCTTTTGCTATACCATTTTTAACTAAAGTGGTTTTACCATTACCCATAACACCTTGAATACCGATACAATTTCCAATACAATTAGGATTAGTAATCCATTGGGCAATAATTTGAATAACTTGTTCTTTGGTTTTAGTATGTCCATATACGGCGGTATCTAATGTTTTTTTAACATCAATAAGATATTTACCAATATCTTCTTCAGAACTAGTATCGGCATCAATTGGTAATTTTTTATATTTTTTGAAAGGTACTTTTAATAAACTATTAACCCAATTAGAATATTTGGTGATTTCACTACCACCTAATAATTTATTAGAGAAAAGGTCTTCAATTTTATTAATAATCATAGATTTATTATATAATGGTAAGTTAGATTGTAAAACTCGGAAACGTAAAGGTGTTTTAATATTATTAATTTGTGAAATTTTTAGCTCTAATTTATCTATTTTATCTTTTTTTTTATCATCTAAAGTGTCATAATAAGCTAATTCATCTTTATCATATTTAGGTAATGGTGCTTTTTTATAATTTTTAAGTTTATCGAAAATATTACGTAATGTAGTTTTTTCATTTTTACTTTCTTCATAATAAAATTCTTTTTCGAATTTATCTAAAGCATTATTTATAATATCCATAGCATTTGAAGGAGGACCTGTTGCTGTTATAATAATTTCATGTTCATTATCTTTATCTTTTTCATATTTTTTACATAATTCATCAAAATCAACATATTTATTATCTTTATTCATAAGATTATATTTATCATACCAAAAATTATTTCTATCATTTTTTGTATTTAATGAATTATATCTAGATTGTGGTCTAGGAGTATATTTTTCACCATAAATTGTACCGTCAAATGAAGAAGTTTCTTCTTCTGATATAATAGGTCTTCTATTTTTTGAATATAATGAAGTATATGGTCTTCTAGAAGTTAAATAAGGAGAAATAGGTTTTTTTTCTGAATAAAAACTAGGTCTAGGAGTATATCTTTCAGTAAAAGATCTAGAATTATTATTATAATTTTGTTCAGGTAAATAATTTGGAGGATTAGAATATAATCTATTTAATAATGGAGAAGGAGGAGGTGGATATTTATTTATAAATGAATTTGGAGGATTATTATAAGAATTAATGGGTGTTTGTGGAGATTGTTTAATTCTATATGGTATATAACTTAATATTTTTTCATGTAATCTATTATATTTATCAAAATTGGGATAATCTATATCATTATTTATTCCATCTAAATTTAAAGGAGGAATGGTTATATTTTTTTTAGAAATGTTAGTATTATTTGATATATGATTTTCTAAGTTATTTTTTATATTATCTAATTTAGAAATATAATTATTTTTCATTTCTTCTTGTTTATTTAAAATAGTATTATAATTATCATCTAATTTTTGACGAATAGTTTTTAAATTTTTACTTATATCATTATGTTTTTCTTTTATTTTATTTTTTTTTTCTAATACTTCTTTTAATTTTTCATTAGAAGAATTAATTAATTCATCTAATTCTATATTATTTCTTAATATAAAATTCATATTTTTATTTTCATTTGTGTGTATCATTTCTGAAGTTTTAATATTATTTTGAATATCTTCTTCTATATTTTTTTCTATATCTTCTTCTATATCTTCTTCTATATTTTTTTCTATAATATTATTTTCAATATCTATTAGTGAAGGTTCCTCGGGATAATTTATCTTTGAATTTTCAGTATCCTCCTCAACTTTTGAAAATTCGATATTTATATCATTAAGTTGTTTTTCATCTATAATTTCTTCTTTATTATTATTTTCCTTAATACTAGATTTTTTAGCACTATTTTTTAATATTTTTTTCATATCTTCTTTAGACATAATATATTCAATTCCTTGTTCTGCTAAAGTTTCTAGTATTTGATTTATTTCATCATCTGATAAATCACTCATATTAATAAATTATAATATACACGTATATTTTAAATATATAATATAATATTAAATATATTTTTTAAAAAAATTTATAATAGTATTAACATAAGTAATATCTTCATTTTCTTTATTTTTAATTTCATTTTCCTTATGTTTAACTTGATTTTCGCTATTTTCGCTATTTTCGTTATTTTCAATTTTATTTTTTTGATTTTGATTTTTTGGAGATAAAATAAAAAAATCTTTTTTCATTTCTTTTTCTATAAACTCTTTCATTTCTTTATTCAATTTAATATGAGAACCATTAAATAAAATAGTTCCTTCATTATCATAAAATTTACCATAAGTTTTTTGACCATTTAACCATAGACCTTCATATTGTATATTTCCATTTTTATAATATTGAATACCATTACCATTTTTTTTATTACTATTCCATTCACCTTGATAATATAATTTACCATTAGGAAAAAATAATTCACCAAATCCATGAAAAGTATCATCTAACCATTGTCCATTATAAACCATAGTATCATTTTGATATAAAATACCATTACCTGTTTTTTTATCATTATGCCATTGTCCGTCATATTTTTTAATGTACATTATAATAAATAAATATGTTTTTTTAATTTAAATCTATAATTTTGGAAATTAAATTTTTATTTATAAAATCTAGTGAAATAACGTTAATATTATTAAATTTGTTTTTATTATTATTATGAAAATTAAATAATAGATTATTATAGGTTTTTGTCCAAGTATTAATATTATAATAATCACAACAACAAAATGTTCCATAAATAACTTCTTTATAAGTAGGAGTTAAAGTCCAATTAAGATCCATTAAAACATTAGAATTAATAGTTTTTAATCCGTTCATTTGATTTAAAACAACATTATTATTTATAAAAGAAGTAGTAATATCAGAATCATTAGTCCAACTACTATATAAATGTATTTTAGTACTGAAAAAAGGATGATTTTGATAATCCATATAAATGAGCATATTTTGTTGTGAATTTATAAAAGTTGATATTGGGGTATTTAAAACATTTTGATTGTTTTGTGGTAATATAATTTTATTTTTGAAAATATTATTAATAATATTAGCTAGTTCGGAAACATTTTCATTATTAATATTATCTCTACAAATAAATTTAATAATATAAATATCTCCATATTCTTCATTATAATTTTTAAGTTGTTCTATTAAATCTTCTAATTCACCTATAATAAAAGTATGACTAGTATAAAATTTATTATCTATATAACTAATATCAATATCTAACATACGAACACCATTAACTAATTGTTCATAAACACTTAAATTTTGATTTAAAGTCCAATTTTGAATAACGTGTGAAATAATAGGAAAATTATAACCACAATCTAAATTAAGTTTATAACAAGCACTATTATGGGTACCAGGTAAAATAAGATTATTTAAAGTTAAATCCGAATTTTTTTTTATTAAATTAGTAATCCAATTATTCATTTATATATATAATATAATACTTTTATTTAGAAATAAATAAATATAAATGTATTATATGAAATTATTAGTTTTATTAACAGTTTATAAAAGGAATTATTTAGAACAACAATTAGAAGCAATAAAAAAACAAACAATAAAACCAGATTATTTAATAGTATATCAAAATGAAGAACATATAAATATAGAACCATTAAAGGAAAAATATGAATTTATACATATAAAAAGTGATTATAATACAAAATTTTTTGGACGTTTTACATATTGTATAAATTTTCCAGTAGATGTTTGTATAATAATGGATGATGATATTATTCCAGCAAAAAATTGTTTTAAAAATTATGTAAATCAATGTATAAACTTAAATGGAATAATTGGTGGAAATGGAAGACCTATTGATACAAGTTCAGAAAATATGAAAAATTTTGATTTAAATTATAGTGAAACAGGAATAAGAATAAGTAAAAAAGTAGATTTTGTAGGACATTTATGGTGTTTCAAAAAAGATTGGTTATATTATATGTTTAGTATTAAACCGCTTACATTTGATACAGGAGAAGATATGCATTTATGTTTTTCAAGTAAAATTAGAGGAAATATAGATAGTTATGTAGCGGAACATACAAATATGGAGGAAATATGTGATACAGCTCATAATTTATATGCGGGAGATGAATTTGCTTCATATAGATATACACCAAAAGAATTAAGAATAAGTATACCAAAATATTTTATAGAAAATTATAATTTAGTACCAATAAGATATTAAAAATAAGAGAATATAATAATATAATGTATTTAATATGTTATGGAACAAGACCAGAATTATTAAAATTAATACCATTAGTAAATAAAATGAAAATGGAAAAGAAAGAATATAAGGTATTATTTTCTGGACAACATAAGGATTTAATAAAAGATTTTGAACATTTAATAAATACGGATTTAATATTAGAAGATATTATGGAACATAATCAAACATTAAATAAATTAGTATCAAAAATATTAATAAAAATGGATAAAATATTTGAAAAATATAATATAGAAAATATAATTATTCAAGGAGATACAACAACAGCATATGGTATAGCATTAAGTGGTTTTCATAATAAAAAAAAAGTAATACATATAGAAGCAGGATTACGAACTTATGATAAATATAGTCCATTTCCGGAAGAATTAAATAGAAAAATGATATCACAAATAGCAGATATACATATATGTCCGACTATTATAGCAGTAGAAAATTTAAAAAAAGAAAATATAAGGGAAAATGTATATTTATGTGGAAATACAATAGTAGATATGTATAAATTTATTAATACTAATATTAATCCCTCAGAAGATATAAAAAATATAATAAAAAAATATGAAAAATATATATTAGTAACATTACATAGAAGAGAAAATAGGGGTAAAAATATGGAAAAAATGTGGAATGATTTAAATATATTAAGTGAAAATAATAATATAAAATACATTTATATAACACATCCTTCATTACCGGATAGTTATAATAAATTAAGTAAAAATATAGTATTATTAGAACCATTAAATTATGAAAATATGGTATATTTGATATCAAATTGTTATGGAATAATATCAGATAGTGGTGGATTACAAGAAGAGGCATTATGTGCAAATAAAAAAATATTGGTATGTCGTGATACAACAGAAAGACCAGAAACAATAAATAGTGGTTATGGTTTATTAGTAAAAACAGAAATAAAAAAAAATATAGATTTTTTTAAAATGAAAAAAGATAATATAGAAATAAATCCATATGGTGAAAATGTATGTGATAAAATAATAGAAATAATATAAATTATTATATAACTTTTAAATTATTTTTATTAGGTAATAATAAATTTGTAATAAATGTATATTGAATATTTTTATTTTTTTCAATAATATTTAAATAATATTGTAATGTTTTTTCAGGACAATGTCCACTAATTTGATTATAAATACCTTTTTCAGTAATTTGATTACCTAACAAATATTTTAATTTAGGATTATATAAATCTGGATTATAATAATACCATGGTGAACCTTTTTGAAAATTATCAAAACCTACTAAACATATTTTATCATATTTATTTAGATTTAAAATATATTGTATTGCCATAGTTCCAGTAGCAGGATCTAAATCAAAATTATTTAAAAAATAATCGCGGATAGTATTATATAAATTATCTTTAAATAAATTTTTATTTGAAATATAGTTACTATAAGTATTTGTTTTATTAGTATTATAAATACCTTGAATTTGTAATAAATTATTAATATTATCATTATATCTTTCATCAAATGTACCACAATTAGCAAAATGATAGTTAATGGTACGATTTTGAATTAAATTACAGAAAAAATCATTTAACACAGGATAATTACATATAGCAATATCATCATAATTATCAACAATATCCTTAGTACATTTTAATAATGAGGGTCCCTTACCAAATATAATTATAGATTTCATTTATAAATATAATAATAAATATAATTATAAATATAAATTAAATATTTAAATATTTAAATATAAATATTTATAAATATTTATATGAATAAATTTTTAATTATAATTCCAGCAAGAAAAAATTCAAAAAGATTAATAGATAAAAATATAAAAGAGTTGAATCATATACCCTTAATAGAACATACTATTAAATTTGCTAAAAATTTTAAAATAAATAATACTATAGAAACAGAAATAATAGTTACAACAGATATTATTGAATTAGAAGAAATGTGTTTAAAAAATAATATAAAATTTCATAAAAGAAAAAGTGAATTATGTGGTGATGAGGTTCATACAATAGATGTATTAGTTGATATTTTAAAAAATTATAAAAAAAATGTAACAGTAATATTATTACAACCTACCTCACCAATAAGAAAACAAGAAACATTAAATAATATGATAAAATTATTTTATGAAAAAAATGATACAATTATATGTGTAGAAAAAATAAATAATCCTAGATATGGTAAAATAGAAAATGATACATATATACCATTAAATTACAAAATAGGTGAAAGAAGTCAGGAAATTAAAGATATTTATAGGGAAAATGGAAATATTTATATATATGATATAAATACATTATTAAATAATAAATTATATAAGAATAATTTTTTTGTATATAATATTAGTGATGATGAAAGTATAGATATAGACTATAAAAATGATTTAATATTAGCAAATGAAGTAATAAAAAATAAAAATATAAATTTAATAGAAAATATAAAAATAAATAAAAAATATATAGGATTAAATCAGGCGTGTTTTATAATAGCTGAGGCGTGTGATAATCATATGGGTAATTTTGAATATGCAAAAAAAATGGTTGATATAGCATATTTATCGGGAGTGGATGCTGTAAAATTTCAACATCATTTACCAGATGAAGAAATGTTATGTGATAATATACCAATGTCTAATAATTTTAAAGAACCATTATATAATATATTGAAAAAATATAGTTTAACATTAGAACAACATAAAGAACTAAAATCATATTGTGATAAATTAGATATAATATATATGTGTACTCCTTTTTCAGCTAAGGCTTCAGATGAAATAGAAGATTTAGTAGATATATATAAAATAGGTTCAGGAGAATTGACAGATCATCCTACATTAATACATATAGCTAAAAAAGGGAAACCTATGATAATATCAACAGGAATGTCTAATATTGATGAAATAGAAGAAACATTAGAAATTTTGAGACCTTATAATAATAAATTAATGATTATGAATTGTACATCAGAATATCCTCCAAATTATAAGGATATAAATATAAATTTAATACCAAAATTAAAAGAGAGATTTGGAATTATTGTAGGACATTCAGATCATACACCAGATAATTATACTTGTTTTGCGGCAGTTGCTTGTGGTGCCAAAATAATAGAAAAACATTTTATTATTAATAAACTTATGCCTGGTCCTGATCAAAATGTATCTATTGATCCATATGAATTAAATGATTTAGTAAATGGAATTAGAAAAATAGAAGATTCATTAGGTAATAATAAAAATATTCATGAATTAGAAAAACCTATTAAATTATGGGCTCGTAGAAGTATAGTTACAATAAAAGATATAAAAAAAGGAGAAAAATTTTCGTTAGATAATCTATGGTGTAAAAGACCAGGAACAGGTATTCCGGCAAAAAATTTATTTAATATTATAGGTAATATAGCAGAAGAGGATATAAAAAAAAATAATTTATTAGATAATAAATATATGAATTAAAATAATAATTATTTTATAAATTTATTACAATCAATTCTTTTAATTACATAATTACTATTAGAATGTATGTCACCGGCTAGACAGATAATATTTTTTTTTTTTAGTATTTTAA